AGCTTAACAGCTATTCCCATATTATTGTTTTCTCGTGTACTCCACGAGACGGAGCTGAAGGTGAAAAGCCTTTCCTGTCGTTGATCAGCGACTTTAAACCTTGATTAGTGATTAAACACTTTAAAATACTTCATTGATCTGAAGTTAAGTAGATACGCGTTTTTAGCGGATTCTCAATTTGGACCAATGATTCGGCCAGTATAGCCGGCGATCCAAATAGGACTACTCACACTTTAGTTATGTGAAGAGATTTTGCAATTTAGTTGTAATGCCTCGAGCAGCCTAGATTGTATATATCGCATGAGACAACATGCCAAACAATGAGACAACATTTTCAAACAATGAGTAAACATTTTAAACCAGTCGAGTGACTTTCACTCAAAATGAGACAACATTTCAATCAATGAGTAAACATTTTAAACCAGCCGAGCGTCTTACGCTCAACCTTTTATTTATATTGAATTTATAAATTATATGCCTAGCAGACTTCTTCGGAATGAAATGGCTTCCGTATATACATTTTTTACTTTCATACTTATTTGTTATTAAATTGTATACTTTGTTATATAACGTAATGTATAGTCGTAACCCGCGACTTTAAATATTGAGGACAAAAATTTACCACACTTTTGATTTAGATCTTTTAGAATAGATTTATCTGGTGGAAATTTATAAGAACTATTGGAAATTGAGACCTCTCAGTGATTCACTCACGTCTCTCATACCATAGCATAGAAGTACAGCAATACGTCTTGCCGAGGCTTTTATCCTTATAGGTTACCCCTAATTGATTTGATCAATATGTGTACTGACAGTTTAACCAGGAACTATGTCTTGTGTTCACTCCAATCTGAGTGAATATCCCTGGCCGGGAGAAATAATACGTCTCACCAAAGAATCAGATACAACCAATATGACAACGTTTTACCCCAATGAGATTTTGACTATGGAGCTTATGTTGCTTTCTGAAGTGACCCCCTACACCCCTGGATCGTACATTACTGATGTACTTTTTTCAGAAGAAGATTGGCAAGTCCAGTCTTATGCCATTAAATGGCCAGATGCTTCCGAATGGAAAGCTCTCGAGGGTACAATCCTTCGATCTTCCTTTCAGAGGCTTGTGTGGCGACATCCCAAAAGATTGTCGTTACTTTCGCATTACCTCGATATCGATTACACTATCGATGAGGTTGTCAACAGTTTGGAGGCGAGCGTCATTTTGATGTACTCCCTTTGGACTAACCGAGATCGTTATGATCAATGCGTTGTAGCAGTTTTAAATTACTGCAAGTGTACGGGTGCTTCACCCACCACGGGCGTTATGCTCGTTTCCGCTTATGCGGTTGTTTCCAAAGTGTTTGCTAAAGACACAATGGAAGTTCAAGGTCTGGAATTCTCTGATATGAGATCCTTTCTGGACAATTTTGAACGCCTGAGAGCCTCACCGCTGTTCACAAAACTTTACACGTTCGGTATGTATGCCTTATCCTTGAATTTATTTTCAGGATGTGGTGTCGACATGGATGTGCTTCAGTTCACTGAAACGGCTCAAAAGACCATCAGGAAAAATTTTACCATGAATTTGGATTTTCTCCATTGCATGATGGATACTGTTGTTTTCTTGTGTGAACGTGGGTACCAGTGTTTTGCTTCTCGCTCAATGCAACCCATGTTTCACAGTGAAGCACGTTATCAAGAGTGGTTTGACAAAGCTGAAAAGCTTACGCTTCAGGCTACTCTAATGAGCAATCCCACTGCTCATAAACTCGACCGATCTGGCTTTCAAGCCGATCTGAACGAGAGTGTGGAATTAGGACTCAGTATGAAAAAGCTGGTTAAAGGACCCGAAAAAGTTCTTTTGTCCAAATTGTTGAGTAATTTAGAGTTGCTACAGGCGACTGAAATCACTCGACGATCGGCGCAACAGGTGCGTCAATCACCGTTTTCCTTATTGGTTTATGGTGGTTCAAGCATTGGGAAGTCCTCATTTTTGCAGGTATTGTTTCAACAGTACGGCAAAGTGAAAGACTGTCCTACGTCTTCCGAATTTATGTATACCAGAAATCCTACTGAGGAATTTTGGTCGAACTTCACTACAGATAAGTGGTGTGTGGTCATGGACGATATTGCGTTCCAAGCTCCCAATTTAGGGACCATGGATCCTTCACTTGCAGAATTACTCTGTGTTGTGAACAATGTACCGTTTGTGCCTGCTCAGGCTGAACTTAGTGACAAGGGTCGTACACCTGTGCGTGCGAAGTTGGTAATTGGGACGACCAACACAGCTGAATTGAACTTATGTTCATATTTCAGTTGTCCCTTAGCAGTGCAACGACGTTTTCCGTACGTCATTGACCTGAAACCCAAAGAGGAATACTCAAAAAATAACGGAGCTATGCTCGATAGTAGTCGAGTACCACCTGCTGTTGAAGGTGAATACCCAGATTTGTGGACAATTCTTGTAAAAAAGGTTGTCCCTGCTGGGGAAGAACGTCAGCACCAGCGGGGAGTCTTGAAGGATGTGGCAACATATTCGAATATCAATGATTTCTTGGTCTGGTACAGCAAAGAGGTGGTGAAACACACTCTTGAACAGGACACTGTTACGGACGCTATGTCAGCAATGACTAGTATCAAAATATGTCCAATCTGTTACAGAGTGGAATCCAAGTGTGCCTGTGTGGTGCAAGCTGAAATTGAAACAGCGGATGAGGTGCCTTACGTACCTACCCCTGCTAATTTTTTGTCGACACCAGGCATTACCCTTAATGGGTGCATCATGCAGAACATAACTTTGTTTGTGTGGTGTATCCTTGCGTGGTACAAATTTTTGTATTATTTCAACCAGGACAACCGCTTAGGCGTGTGTGTTAAACTCGTTTTTGGCGAGTTCTGGTATTGGAATTTGATTCGGCACTCAAAATACCGAAACACAATTATTCGTTTCATTTTGAAGGGAGCAGGACAATATGTCTACCGTTCCTTTAACCCTAAACCGGTGTTCAGAAGAGTCGCTGCATTTAGCGCGATTCTACTCACTACTTATCTTTTTCTTAAGAAGGTTGGTGGTGTTTTTCAAGTACAAGGTCAATCCTGTAGTACACCGGATGATGCTCCTGTGGTAACTGTGGTGGCGCCTCCTGCGCCCCCCACTGTTTATCCACTTGGAGTTCCCCCCCCTGACACTGATCACCGTCCTTCGGTATCTTATGTCAATGAGTTTCAGATCTCATCTGCAGACCTCTCACAAGCATCTTTGTGTGCTAAGAAAGATCCCTCGATTGTTGAAAAACATCTTGAAGCAGCCACCGTTGTTTTCCACTCACATGGAGACAAGACACGGTCGGTTCTGGCAGTTAATGTCAGAGGTAATGTTTATGTGTGTAACAGCCATGGCATACCTGCTAGTGGAAACTTTCACTTGAATGTGATTGGATCTGAGAACAGCAACCTCAACACTAACGTCAGCAAAATTCTTATTACTGAGAACTTGATCTGGCGTCATCCAACTTTGGATTTGGTGTTTATTCGCCTACTGACCCGACCACCGGGTTCAGATATTACGAAGTATTTTGTCAAAGAGACCTACACTGGGAAACTCGAAGGCAAGTACTTTGGACGTTCTGTGAACGGTAAGTTGTGGAAACGCGACATTGCTGCGATCGTTCCTGAGACGGCCAGTTGGCCATTTCACGGAGTCACGTGCAATTCGCGCGTTTGGATGGGGAAGACCCGAGATCCCACTAGCATGGGTGATTGTGGTGCTCCTCTTCTGGCGTACACGCCATCTGGACCAATGATCCTTGGAATTCACACTCTAGGGAGTGGCAGCTCGGTAGCAGCCATGCGTCTCGATCATGAGATTTTGGATTTGGGTTTAACCCATCTAGAACCTTTGTTTGTTTCGCGTGGACACCCAAAAATTTCTGCACCTAGTGCACAAAGGGCTATTAGTGACCTGAGTGTACAAAGTGTGGCGCATACCGCTAATCCCGGTTGTGCTAATGTTATGGGTTCCTTTACGGGTTACCGCGTGCGAGGCAGAACTAACGTTACCAAAACGTTGATTCACAATGCTGTGGCTAATTTGGGCTACACCACTGATAAAGTGGCTCCCGATATGGGAAAGCGACCTTGGCGTGTTGCCATTGACGATATGACTCGTCCTGTTACCCTGCTTGACAGTGCCATTTTGGCAAAAGCAAAAGAAGGCTATATAGCCGATACCTCCCACTTAAAACTTGACCGTATTATGGTCTACGACGATGTCGTGGCCGTGAATGGAGCAATGGGTGTGAGGTACTGCGATAAAATGAATCGCAAATCCAGTGCGGGATGTCCGTACAAAAAATCGAAGAAAGACTTTTTAGAGCCTTATCTTTCACCGACTGGGGATGATTTAGTCATGCCAGTGGAGGAGATTAAGGAGAGAATGAAGGAGATCATTGACACCTACAAACGTGGTGAGAGATGGCATCCTGTCTTCTGCGGGCATCTGAAAGATGAGCCCGTAGCTCAAAAGAAGTTCGAAGCCGGTAAAACACGAGTTTTTACGTCCTCGCCCATGGCCTGGACAATTGTTGTACGTAAGTACTTACTCTCTGTGATTGTGTTCATGCAAAACAATCGGACTACGTTCGAATGTGGACCAGGGACGATCCCGCAGAGTTTGGAATGGGAACAAATTCGTGAATTTCTGGTGGCCCACGGATTGGAAAGAATCGTGGCCGGAGATTATGGGAAGTTCGATAAGCGAATGCCCGCAATGGTGATCCTTGCCGCTTTTGATGTCTTAATTGAGATCTGTAAGATGGCCGGTTACACCGACGAAGACTTGAAAATTATTCGAGGCATCGCTGTGGATACTGCTTACCCCAATGTAGATTACAATGGTGATCTCATCGAATTTTTTGGTGGCAACCCGTCAGGCCACCCTCTCACTGTTATTATTAACGGAATTGCGAACTGTCTTTATGTCAGATATTGCTACACCGTTTTGAACCCGCTCAAAGAGTGTACCACTTTTCGATCGAATGTTCATTTGATGACTTACGGTGACGACAACGTGATGGGTATTAGTGAAAGAGCTCCTTGGTTCAATCATACTTCGATTCAGAAAGTGTTAGCACTTGTTGATATCGAGTATACGATGGCAGAGAAGGAGGAGGCCTCACGGCCTTATGATCCGATTACGAATGTTTCGTTTTTAAAACGGACGTTCCGTTGGGATGAAGAGATTGGCGCTTTTGTTGCTCCTCTTTGCCCCACTTCTATCAGCAAAATGTTGCTGATGTGTACGCAGTCGAAAAATGTTTCGCCTCAACACCACGC